AAAATCAGACAACCAATTGGTCAACCAGACTTAACGCAACACATTAATGCATGTCATCGAAGTCCGTCCATGCTTCACTCATCTGTCTCTCAACAAATTCTCTCTTATCAACATCAAAAAAGTTGTAATCAACATAAGAACCAGGAATTATTGTCCCATCCAAATTATATAAAGGTAAATTGAATGATCTTGACCATGACTCACGCCACTCTTGATCCCACACAAACTCACGCAATAACTTTTGTCTCGACAACGCTTTAAGAGACGCAGTCTTCAAGTTCAAACCAGTACGTGCTAGTACTTTAACAAATTGCTCACCAACCTTACGTTTAAAATTCTCTCCAGGTTGGGCTGCTATATCATATAAACGCTGCAGAAAAGCCCGTATATCATTGTTTTCATCACCTGTAGGTCGTTGCAAACTAGCTAAAAACATATATTTCATCGCATCGTAGGCAACTGCATTGGTGCCCATTGTATCTATTAGCAAACCTATAAACTTACTTGACCATTTATCAGGTGAAAAATCATCAATAGTAGCACTAATAGCTGATTTGGTAAACATATCATCTTCTTTCCTCCAAGGCATTATTTGCACCTGCCCATCAATCACCATCCTTACAAAGTTACGCTTTAAGAATTCAGGTCCTTGACGCAATATATCATAACCAACAAGATCTTCACCACACACACGAGGTTTTATAACAGTGAGTAGAGGTGACACACCTGTATCATCAGGTAAAAACAAAAAAGTCTCATCGGCCTTCAGCTCCATACCAGCCAAAGTCATCATATATCTTTGAAACTTACCAAGAGGTTCCTCTTTTGTCCTGCCTGAAAACAATACATCCAGATATTTCAGCTCAAACGCATAACAACTGTTATCACCATACTGTAACCTACGTATGAAAGAATCTTTAAACATTCTTGCTTCATGTGGACCGCGTACTTTCTTCATCTCAGTGTAAATCGCGGTCAACACAACAGTAACCATCAAAACCATGTAAACAGTATCCAACCATGATGTAACATACAAACCACTAAAGACTTGCCCAATTATATATCGATACTCAAGACCTTCCCACTTAACCAACTTACACGCCATTTGATGTGCGCGTTCAATAAAAAAAGCTCTTGCCATTCGGTAGTTCTCAGTTCCGTCATTCTTTAAACACAAAAAAGGCATGAGTAATAGAACTTTAATTATTGCAGCTAAAGCAGACTGATCAAAATGTTTTATATCCAACGTTATATACATCAGGTCGTTCCGCGCAACACCCAAATAAGAAGCCAAATGGTGAGCACCGCCGTGTTTCCACTGGTGGCCTATCATCATTCCAAACTTCTGGTAACTATTTTTAACATACTCACGGAATAACACAGTGTCAAGTAACAAGTAAACCAACGTTGTGATATAAATCAGTCTCGTCTTACTAACTTTTGATCCAGCACACCTTATCTCAGGCTTGACAGCAATCTTATTGATGAACGTAGGAAACCACGACGACTCATGTTTATGCTTTTGAATCCCCAACCTAACTATCTCAACTAGCTTTTGCAACTCGTCAATAGAAAACTTCCTCGCAGCACGCTGCTGACACGAGTTAACAAATTTAATGATATGATCTTCAAACTCAAGAAACTCCTTTTCAACGGGGAAGAAACCAGCACTTTGACTAGGATGATGTGGAACACTCGCC